CTATGGCGATATCAAACACCACAAAGAGTGGTTGCAAGACATCCACGAAAGAAAGTTATTTAAGAAATGAAAGTAGATATCAAAAAGGTTATACCTAACCCCAGCAACCCCCGAATTATCAAAGATGATAAATTCAAGAAGCTGGTAAAGTCTATCAAAGAGTTCCCTGAAATGCTAGAGCTACGCCCTATTGTAGTGGATAGCAATATGGTCGTTCTTGGTGGGAATATGCGCCTTAAAGCTTGTATATCGGCTGGATTGGTGGAAGTACCCATCATCATAGCCGACCAACTTACCGACGAGCAGAAGGCCGAATTCATCATTAAAGACAATGTGGGCTTCGGAGAATGGGACTGGGACTTACTAGCTAATGAATGGGATATTGATGCTCTGCAAGATTGGGGATTGGAATTACCATTTGACAATACGCCCGTACTTGAAGCGGAGGAGGATGATTACGAAGTACCAAACGAAATCCACACAGACATCGTATTAGGTGACCTGATAGAGATAGGCCAACACCGACTGCTATGCGGTGACTCTACCGATAGCGATTCAGTAGCTCGGCTGATGAATGGGGAGAAGGCAGATATGGTATTTACTGACCCTCCTTACAATGTTGATTATGGCAATAGTAACAATCCAAGACATAAAAGCAGAACAATTTTAAATGATACAATGTCAGATTCTGATTGGGATGATTTTGTTAGAGGCTATATGAATAATTTATTATTATTCACCAATGGCAACATATATATATCTATGTCCGACAAAGAATTAGGTCATATGCAATTAATGTTTGAAAATTGTGGAGGAAGATGGGCATCATTTATAATATGGGTTAAAGATAGATTAGTATTAAGTGGTAAGGATTATCATTCCAGACACGAAACAATATTATACGGATGGAATGATAAAGTAACAAACAGATTAAGAGTAGAAGATAGAAAGCAAGATGATGTATGGGAAATAAAACGACCTACAACATCAGAGTTACATCCGACTATGAAACCAATTGAATTGATTGAGAGAATGCTAATAAATTCAAGTAAAAAAGGAATGTTAATTTTTGACCTATTTCTCGGTAGCGGCTCTACAATGGTAGCATCACACCAACTCAACCGCAAGTGCTATGGTATGGAACTTGACCCAAAGTATTGCCAAGTGATTGTAGACCGAATGCAAAAACTTGACCCAACGCTTGAAATCAAAATAAACGGAAAGCCGTATGGACAAAACTGAACAACATAAAAAGGCAATGCTTGATGCTCTGGAGAAATCTTTGGGCGTTGTTACGGCTGCTTGTAAGGCGGTAGGCATTGGGCGTACTACGCACTACCTATGGATGCAAGAGGATGCGGAATACAAAAAGGCCGTAGAGGACTTAAACGATGTCGCCATTGACTTTGCAGAAAGCCAACTGCATAAGCAAATCAAAGACGGGAATTCCACCGCCACCATCTTCTACCTAAAGACAAAGGGTAAGAAACGAGGCTATGTAGAACGCCAAGAGATAGAGGCAACGGGAGGTAAGATGTTCCAAATAGAGATTCTTGGCGAAGATTCAAACCAATAAGGTATTCGGACACCTACTACGCTCGGATAAGAAAATCATCGTAGAGCAAGGCGGTACTCGTAGTGGTAAGACCTACAATATCTTGCTATGGATCATTTTTAAGTATACCGAGCAAGAGACGAACAAAACAATAACCATCTGCCGTAAGTCCTTCCCTTCCCTCCGAGCATCTGTAATGAGGGACTTCTTTGATATACTACGAACCCACGACCTCTACATAGAGGAACACCATAACAAGTCCAACCACGAATACTACCTCAACGGAAACCTAATTGAATTCATATCCCTTGACCAGCCACAAAAAATAAGGGGAAGAAAACGAGACCTTCTGTATATTAACGAGGCTAACGAGCTTTTTTACGAGGATTGGCAGCAACTTATATTCCGTACAGAGGGGCGCATCATCCTTGACTACAACCCCTCCGATTCCTTTCATTGGATTTACGATAGGGTAATTCCCCGTGATGACTGCGACTTTTTCCAGACCACCTACAAGGACAATAAGTTCCTTGATCAAAGTATCAAGGATGAGATTGAACGCCTCAAGGATACCGATGAGGACTATTGGCGTATCTATGGATTGGGTGAGCGCGGACTATCCCGCGCCACCATCTTCCAATTCCAAATAGCGGATGCCCCAAAGGGCAACCTTGTATCGATGGGGCTTGACTTCGGATTCACCAACGACCCCACCTCTCTGGTCAAGGTGTTCAAGGATGGTGATGACCTATACATCCAGGAGCTACTCTATCACACCAACCTCACCAACCAAGACATCAGCGACAAGTTCCACCAACTTGGCCTTACTCGCTATGACGAGATCTGGGCAGATAGCGCAGAACCAAAATCCATCGAGGAGCTACACCGGATGGGGTGGAACATCAAGCCCACCGCAAAGGGGGCTGACTCCGTAATGGCTGGGATAGACATCCTTAAACGCCACCGTATTCACGTTGTAAAGGACTCACTCAACGCCATCAAGGAATTCCAGAACTACAAATGGCAAGAGGATAAAAACGGCAACCTCCTCAATCGTCCTATCGATGCGTTTAACCACGCTATCGATGCAACGAGGTATGCTACCTTTAACAGGCTATCCCGACCCAACTACGGGCGGTATGCCATACGCTAACCCAAAAAAGTTATTTAAGTAGGATGAACATCATAGTACCTAACCGCCTTGATGAGCTAACGCTTGGTCAGTATCAACGCTTCCAGAAGCTGGAAGGTGATGAGGACTTCTTGGGGCGTAAGATGGTTGAGATTTTCTGCGACATCAAAATGGATGTCATCAAGAAAATGAAAATGGCTTCCATCACCAAAATCAACGAAGCCCTTCTCAAGGCATTCTCCTCCCGACCAGAGTTTAAGATGCGATTCAAAATGGACGGAGTGGAGTACGGATTCATCCCCAACCTTGAGGAGATAACATTCGGAGAGCTACACGATATTGAAACCACCATCAGCGATTGGCAGAAGATGAATGAAACGATGGCGGTTCTATACCGCCCTATCGTGCAAAAGATGGGCAAGAGGTATCGCATCAAGGACTACGATGCGGATGCTCTACAAGCCGAGCTAATGCGTAAGATGCCATTGGACATAGTGATGGGTGCGGTTGTTTTTTTTTGCGCTTTAGGGATGGATTTATCAAAAACTTTCCTGACATATTTGGAGAAGGAGATACAGAGCAACTCACAAGCGAATCGCAATTCTCCCACCGTTGGGGCTGGTTTCCCTTATTCTATACACTTGCTCAAGGCGATGCTACCCGATTTGATGATGTATCCAGGCTTAACGCAGCCTTCGCCCTCACCTACCTCACCTTCGAAAAAGACAAAATAGAAACCGAAAACAAGATTCTAAAAAATAGCATAAGACGATGAGAAATTTCTATCTGGTATTGGAGAAGATTAAAGAGGTGCTTGAGGCACACTCCCAAGTCAACGTAGTCACCTACGGGGATATTTTTGACGTAGACCTCAACAAGCAAAGCATCTTCCCCCTCTCCCACATAATGGTCAACTCTGCCACCATTGCGGGGCAGGTGATCCGCTTCAACATATCGGTGGTTGCTTTGGATGTGGTAGATGAAACCAAAGAGGACGTAAGAGACCAACAAGAGCCGTTCTACGGCACGAACAACCTACAAGACATACTCAACACCCAACTTGCAGTTTGCAACGCGGTAGTGAAGGCTTTGGAAAAAGGGAATCTACATTTCGACAAGTATCAGTTGGAAGGCACTCCCCAATGCCTACCCTTCCAGGATCGCTTTGAAAACCTCTTGGCGGGATGGAACTGCACCTTTGACGTAGTTACTGCAAACACCGAAATCTCTACTTGCTGATGCTTTGGGAGAATACAAACGCCTACCTTGAGGCTTTCGCCAAAAGGGTGTTGCAACAAGCGCAGTTAGAGCTTGGGGCATATCGTACCGTTGACGGCAAGAAGCGAAGAACTGACTCATCTGGAAGATTGAGGGAATCCCTTCCTGGCTCGTATAGCCTTAAGACGATGGAGAACTCAATCGGACTAAAGTTCTTTGAGAACAACGATGCTTGGAACACATACGGAAAATATGTAGATCAAGGGAGAAAGCCCGGCAAGGGCATACCTCCCGATGCTTTGAAGGCTTGGATACGCCAGAAACCTATCAAGTTAAGAGATTTAAAAACGGGCAAGTTTGTCAAGGCAACAGATGCAAGGGTTGACTCGTTGGCATTTCTCATCAACCGCAAGATTAAACAGAAGGGCATTGCCCCTACTTACTTCTTCCAAACGCCATTCCGAATAGCCTTTGAGCAACTCCCAAGACAAATCCTTGAGCCGTTTGAATTGGATGCCGTTGACTTTTTACGATACACTTTAGACAACTCTATTAAAGAAATCAAATGAGTACCCCCTCTATTAGCCGACCCACCTCTTTGAAGATGGCACGAAGCCCGATATTCTTCACGGGAAAGAATGATGCCCTTACAAATGACTCGCTTGACTCGATGACTCTTGACGTGAAGATTTGGAACGGAACTACCGTTCCTTCAAGCGCAAACTACTCGTTGAGCAAAAGCTACTCCATTAA